TGGAGGCCCTCGAGGCCTGGGCGAGGCACCACGGATTCGAAAGCGCCTGGCCAATCTGCAAGGCGATCGCCGCGCGGGGGATCAAGGCGAGGCCCTATCTCACGTCGGCGTTCGACGATTACTCGGGCGAGCTCCTGATCCGGCTCGAAAAGGTCATGGGGAAAAAGTGGGACTGAGATGAAATCACCGTTCCTCCCGCTTCACCAGGCCCAGCGCAACCGGATCGTCGCCGAGACGGGCTTCAAGGTCTATGACGACTTCCCCGGCGCCGATGTCGCCATGCCCTACGTCATCATGGGCGAGGTCTCGGGCCGCGACTGGTCGGACAAGTTCTCGGCCGGCCAGGAGGTCACGTCGACTCTCCACGTCTGGTCCGGCTATCCGGGCCGGAAAGAGGCGGCCGAGATGATGGACAAAGTCCTTCGGGCATTGAGTTCCGCGGCGCTCTATCTCGGCCAGGAGTTCCGGGCCGTCTACTCAGGCCTGGACTTGAGCGAGATCATCATCGATATCGACGGCGTCTCCCGACATGGAGTTCTACGGTTTAGGTATTTAATCGAGGAGGTTTGAGATGAAAATAGATCTGGGTAAAATCATCCGGACGAGAGTCCTGGTCTTCCCAGCGCTGGAGAAGGAGCCGATTATCATCGACACTGAGATTGAGGTTGATTGGGGCAAGAAAGGCAAGAAAAAAGAGCCGAAGAAATCGCCGCCGCCGAGCTACGGGCTCTTTCCCGAATTCACGCTGACGCCGGAGCAGCTCGCCGAGAACCTTGAATATCGCTACCCGGCCTCCCTTTTCAGCCCGTCCCCGGCGGAGCTCGTCGCGATGACCGACCGGGCCATCCGCGCCGGCCAGGAGGTGATCGACGCCGGCGACTTCGAGCTCTGGCTCTACGCCACGTCGATCAGCCCGGCCATGCGGGTGAAGGGGAAGCAGCTCTTTGAAATCAGGATAACCTTTATTTTCCGGGCCAGGAAGGTCTATTTCGCGCCCGCGGAACCGGCCTCCGGCTCAATAGTCGAGATACCGGCGGAGCCGACTCCGGAGGATCTCGAGAAGAAAGAACCTAAAGAGGAGGTAAAAAATGAGTAAAGTCAGAGGAATCGACATCTATGTCGAAGTCAACACCGGCACCTTCGGGTCCCCGGTCTGGACCAAGGTCGGCGGGCAGAAGGACGCCTCGCTCACCATGGGGCTCGACGAGATCGACGTCACCGACAAGGACTCGGCCGGCTGGCCGGAGAACCTTCCCGGCAACCGGAACGTCGAGATCGAGTTCGACGCCTTCTTGATCGAGGACAACGCCGGCTATCTGGAGATGAAGAAGGGTTTCTGGGATGTCCCGCCCAAGGATCTCGATCTTCGTCTCAAGACGCCCGCGCACACCTATCGCGGCTATTTCCGGCTGACCGAGATGCCGATCGAGGCGCCGCTCGACGACGCCGCGTCGGTGAGCTTCTCGCTCAAGCTGACCGGCGTCTTGACCCCGGCGTAAAGGAGGTGAGAAGTGTCCACGCTGAATGTCCAGAAAGTAGTGCTTGCCGGCCTCTCCCCGACCTACGGGACGGCGGCCGCGGGCGGGGACGAGTTCGTCAACTCCGGCCGTGAGTTCATCCACGTCAAGAACGGGCACACCGGCCCGCAGACGGTCACGGTGAACTCCCAGGAACCATGCAATCAGGGCTATGACCACGATGCTCCCGTCGAAATCCCCGCGAGCGAGGAGCGGATGATCGGGCCGTTCCCGAAGGACCGCTTCGACGACGCCGGCGGCAAGGTCCAGATCACCTACTCCGGTGTCACGGCGCTGACGATCGCCGCCGTCCAGGTTGCGTAAGATGAAGGATTTCATCCTCGATCTCGACAAGCCCCGGAGGCTCGTCTTCGATTTCGACGCCTGGGACGTGATCGCCGACAAGTATGCCCCGCGGGAGCCGGAGAAGGACTTCGACATCTCCAACCTCAACATCACCTACCGCGAGGTCCCGTTCCTGATCTACGCGGGGTTGTGCTGGGAGGATCCCGAGCTCACGGAGGAGAAGACGAAATCGCTCCTCAACGAGCAGGTAAAGGCCGGCAAGTACACGATCATGGCGATCCTCAATCTTGTCGTCGAGGCCATGTTCGCGCAGGCTGGGCTCGAGAAGGTCCTGGTTAAGACGGACGGGGCCGAAAAAAAAGCGCCGGGCCCGGCGGCCGCCATCCCCGGTTCGAGAAAGAAAGGAAGATAGCGGCGCGGCTCGGGATCATCCGGGAGGCAGATTTCCGGCGGCTGACGCCCGGCGAGCTCCGACTGGCTGTCGAGGCCCAGAACGAGTTGGAGGAGAAGCGGGAGAAGGCCGAATGGTACAAGCTGGCCTGGTTCGTTTCCTATCTCCTCCAGCCTCACATGAAACGCGGCCGGACGATCGACCCGGAGAGGTTGCTGCCGGAATCCATGAGGCGAAGGAAGAAATCGAGGACGAAAGAGGAGGCCCGCAGAGAACTCAGGGAGCTCAAGAAGAGCGTGGGAATGAAAGATGACGGTTAAGTCGCTTCTCGTCAAGATCAGCGCCGATACCTCCGAGTTCCACAGGGCGCTTCACGACACACAGTCGAAATTCCATCAGGTCGGCGAGTCCATGCAGAAGGTCGGAAAGGGCCTCACGGTCGCCGTCACGCTTCCGCTCCTCGCGGTCGGCGCCGCCTCGATCAAGATGGCCATGGACGCCGTCGAGTCGGAGAACCTCTTCGAGGTCTCGATGGGCGGGATGGCGGAGCAGGCCCGGGCCTGGTCGGAGGACCTCCGCGCGCAGCTCGGGCTCAACGCCTACGAGCTCCGGAAGAGCGTCGGGATGTTCAACACCATGTTCACGTCGATGGGGCTCGGCACGGGCAAGGCCTACGAGATGTCGACCGGCCTGACGGAGCTCGCCCACGACATGGCCTCCTTCTACAACCTCAAGCCGGAGGAGGCCTTCGAGAAGCTCCGGGCCGGGATAACTGGCGAGGTCGAACCCCTGAAGCGGCTCGGAATCCTTGTCGACGAGAACACGGTCAAGACCTACGCCTACGCGACCGGGATCGCCCGGCAGGGCGAGGAGCTCACGCAGGATCAAAAAGTGCTGGCGCGCTACGGAGTCATTCTCGAGCAGACGAAAAACGCCCAGGGGGACCTCGAGCGGACGATCGACTCGCCGACGAACAAGCTCCGGGTGATGGGGGAGCAGGTCAAGCAGGTCTCCGTAGACCTCGGTATGGCGCTCATGCCGGCTTTCATGTCCCTCCTCAGCGCCGCCAAGCCGCTCGTCGATTTCCTCGGCCGGGCGGTCAGGTGGTTCGGCTCATTGCCGGCCCCGATCAAGACCGTCGCCATCGTCATCGGCGGGCTGGCCGTCGCGGCCGGGCCGGTCCTCTTCGTCCTCGGGAAGCTCATCACGATGGCGCCGGCGATCTCGGTGGGACTGAGGATGATCGGCCACTCCTTCACCGGGCTCCTCGGCCCGATTGGGCTCGTCGTCGCGGCCGGGACCGCGGCCTATGTTATGTTCCAGCAGGTTAAGAGCGCCCAGAATGCGGCCGCAGAGGCGGCGGCCCGGGAGACCGAGGTCACTGGAAAGTTCAAGGACAAGCTCTGGGAGGCCGCGGAGGCGGCAGGATATACCCGGGAGCAGTTCGAGCAGCTCACCCAGAAGTACAACGGCAACGTCGCCGCTCTGGGGATGGCCATCCAACGCGGCAAGGAGGGAGTGGAGATCCAGAAGACGCTCGCGGCCGTTGGCAAAGTGCACAAGGAGGAAATTGACGCCCAAAGGAAGGCCCTCGAGGAGCAGGCCAATGCTCAATGGAGGGCGGCCGCAGCCTCGGAGGCCGCAATAAAACAAGCGGAGGAGATAATCAGTATCCGCCGGCAGCTCACCGACGAGATCGCCCGGGGGATGATGAAAGAGCGCGACTACGAGAGGTTCGCCCTGACCTCGGCCTACGAGGAGAGGCGAGCAGCGATCCAGAAGGAGATCACCGACGCCCGGGCGAGAAACGAGCTCCTCCTCCTTGCGCAGCAATCCTACAACGCCCAGCTTGGGGCACTCGAGAAAGGGCACCGCGACGGGGAGCTCCTGGCCCGGATCGAATTCGCGCAGCAGATAGCTGACCAGGAGGACGCCCAGACGGTCGCCCGGCTTGAGGCGATCAAAGCCTTCGCCGCGGAAAAGCAGGCGATCCAGGACGCGATAAACCAGATGACGATGACAGAGCTTCAATACAAACTCTGGGCGATGGACGAGGAGCGGGCCGCGGAGGAGCAGCGCATAGCAGAGTCCCAGGAATGGTCGGCGGCGGAGAAGGATTCGCTGCTCGCGGGGCTCGATGAATACTACGCGAAAAAGAAAGCAATGGCCGAGAGGGATGCGAGCGGCTGGACCGAGCTCGTCGAGAACACAAAGGACGCGATCACGACCGTTATGGGAAATCTCTTCTCGACCACGCTGGACGCCTTCCAGAAGTGGGGGGAGGAAGGAGGGAGCATCCTGACGACTCTCAGCGAGGCGTTCAAGGCCACGGCTGAGACGGCGCTCGGAGCGCTCCGGGATCTCGTGACGGGAACCCTCTTGGCCTCAATGAAAGAGATCATCGCGGCGAAGGCCGTGGCCATCGCCAACGTCATTAAGTCTGTTATGCAATCCATCCCCTTCCCGCTGAATCTGGCCTTGGTCGGCGGCGCGATCGCGGTTGTGTCCCGTCTTTTCTCGGCGATCAAGCTCGGCGAGGGGGGCCTGGTCACCCGGCCGACGCTGGCCATGGTCGGAGAGAGGGGCCCGGAGGCGGTCATTCCGCTCAATAGACCGGGAGTCCTGGCCATGGCCGGCGGCGGGGTGACGCTCCGGCAGTCCAACTATTTCTACGGCAACATCTCGAACGCCGGCGACATCGACGAGATCTCGCGCCGCCTGGCCGAGCGGACGATCCAGGCGATCTCGAAGGGCAGGAGATACTGATGACCATTCCCGTGATCTACACCGAGGCGGCCGATCAGAAGATCAAGCTCATCGACAGCGTCGGCCAGGAATTCTACCTCCCTAAGACCTTCGAGGTCCGCTCCGAGCCGATCGCCAAGAAGAGCGCCCTCCTCGATGTCGCCTACGTCCACGGCGCCAAGGACGTCTCCGATGGCATGTTTTCCCAGCGCGTTATCGAGATCTCGGGGAAGATCTGGGCCTTCTCCGACGCCGAATACAACTCGAAGTGGGACGCCCTGGCCGAGCACCTCGTCAAGGAGGACTTCAGGATCCAGAACCGCGACCGGCAGATCCGGATCCGGAAGATCGAGGAGGTCTCCCACGAGTACCCCTCGACCGTGAGCTACGACTACGGCGTCGTCACGATCCGGATGCTGGCCGTGGATCCCTTCTGGTATGGGAAGACCGCCATGCAGAAGGAGATCACGGTCACGAGCTCGCCGAAGGAGTTCCAGTGGGACATCGGGGGGAAGGTGGAGACATTCCCGACGATCATCATCCTCAACAATGCCGACAACGCCGACTTCAAGCTTGAGAATACGATCGACAGCTCCCGCGAGTTCAGAGTCCAGGACGCCCTGAACGTGAACGGGACGACGGTCACGGTGGACTGCATAAACGGCACCGTCAAGCGTGGGACGACAGACATCATCTCGAAATTCACGGGGATGTTCCTCCGGCTTCTCGGCGGCCGGCCGAACCTCTTCAAGTACACCGGTTCGAATTGCAAGATCACGATGCAGTATTACGAGGCCTGGATCTGAAATGCCAAGGTTAAGGGAAGAGAAGCGGCTCCGCGAGCAGCGGCTGATGGGGATCAAGACCGGGATCCCGACCTATGTGCCGCCCGAGCTTACGGTCAAGGGCTTCAAGCTCGTCTTCTACAACACCAC